AAAATCATTCAAAGCTGTTTTTGCAAAAAATGAAAATGCTTTCATAGCCCCTTCATTTGCTTCACCATTAGATTTTACAAGACTGTATCTTTCAATTTGTTTCATACCTTTTTTTGTAGCAAGTGTGACAATCATTTTACCGAAGTCTTGTTTATACTCAACTTCGACAATCTTGAAAATATAAGCACCTTCGGGGATAATAGAAAATCCAGTTTCAACAAGTTTAATAGCCATAATAAATTACACTCCTTTTTCAATTTCTAATTTTTTAATATCAGTGAATTTAAAAGACGTTACTTTATCAGCTGTTTCAATTGCCAGCTTTTTACCTTTTTCATCACCGATAGAATAAACTTTTAAAACATTACCGGTAAAAACCAGCTTACCGCCTTGTTTCAAACTAACTCTTACAATCATTGTTATCCACCGCCTTTACCGACATTCGATATTCAACTTTGTCAATCTTGTATTTTTCATAAAGATCATCAGCTTTCAACCTATCGGTATCCACTGCCGATTTAATATTTTTGGATAACGTATAAACATAGGCTGCTGATTTCACTTCGACCCGGTCGTCATTTTCAGCGAATTTGCCTTGAAGTGTCTTTTTTAGTTTGTCCTTGTTATCCTTCAACCGCTTTTCGACGACCTTGATTTCAGCAGACGCTTTATCATATGCGATTTGATCGGCGTCTATTACTGCAAGCAGTTTTTCTATTTCGTCATCTTTTACGCCGACAATATTTGTCCTTAATGCTTTTAAAATGTCAGCGTCCTTTTTTTCATCAAAATCAGGAGAAATACCAGTTTCAACATGCTTTTTCCAAAAAGCAACAGCAGGTTTTAAATATCGTTCTTCAAAATCGGGAAAATCTTCCGACATAGAAAATTCAACTTCGATAGTATTGTCGATGTTGGGTACAAAAGCGGCTGGATTTTCATAATCTTTATCCTGTAAGAACGAACAGGTCATCATGACGTTATCGATCCCCGATAGATGAGCATACAACGCAGCTTGCAGTTTATAATAAATTGGCACATCATTCAGCCAATCTTCGGCACGCTTTGTAGTTTTAATTTCGACGATCAGGTCGTCTGATTTTGCGTCCCACATGCCGCCAAAAATTTCAACATCACCGTAAAAATCGCCGTAGGTTTTCTTGAAATAATCTTTGCCGTAAACATCTTCCGGTGATTGGATATCAAGAAAATACCTGTTTTTCAGATAGTCAATAATTTTAGGTTCAATGACTTTACCTGCGAGCGTATAAATGCTATCAACAAATGGTTCTTCGTATGTCCGTGTCATTTCACACCACACCGCGAAAGGAGTTTTCCAAGCATTTAATCCCAGCACTGCAGCGAAACGTGTCGCAGTCATTTTTTTGAATTTTTTCGGTAATTTATCAATTTCGATGTGTTTATCAACAAATTTCATCATGCACCTGCTTTCGCAATTTTTTCACCAATCTCGATTAGAAGGGTATCAGCAGCCTTTTTCGTCATACCTGCCTTAATTTTACCGACAGTTTCAGTGATATAGCTTTCATAATCGCCTTCGGTTTCACGAAGTTTTTTAAGACCATTCTTAATAGCAGTAATTTGTGTTTTAGTGCATTCAGCTTCTTTATCACCTGCACCGGTCAATTCTTCAACAGCCTGTTTACGATCTGCAGCAGTTGCGGGTGGTTTCCTGCCAGTTTTAGGCTTTTCAGCTTCTTCTTTAGTGATAGTCGGCTCGATCATGTCATTTTCAACAATATCTAACGCCAGCTGGTACAGATAACGACGCGCGTATGTGATTTCAGCACCTAACGCCTGCATTTCATTCATTTTGCGTTTTCCTTCTGCCGATATGATAGCCAGCTGTTTCATCTCAAACCCGAAACAAATACATTCGTCAGGTTTGTCCGCATTATATAAAATACCGTTTGCAAAACCTTTGTCAAAAGCACAAACAAAAAGGCATTTATATTTTGCGAATAACTCGTTCGCAGTTGGCGCAATGTCTGACAGTTCAAAATATTTATATTCTGCAAATCGATTGATCCCCGTTTTTTTTATATTTGCACTTGCAAACTCCAATCGTACTGCCAGTAATTTTTGATAAACATTCATATTGCTATAATCTTCTGTTTTTGTAGTTGCCATTTTTTCAACTTCCTTTCGATTCTTTTTCGTCTTTTTGGTTTTGCCGAGAAAATCGGCAATTCGCTTTTTCGCAAGATCAATGTAAAATGAACGATCGATGTCAGACAGTTTCAAGCAGTTTGTATTATCAACAAAACAATGTTCAGGCACGTCCGGCATTTTATGAAGTCGACCAGCTTTTACTTTGTAAATCAAACCGTATTTTTTATCGGTTACAGCATAAACACGGTTTACACGTTGAACAGTGATATTATCATCACCGACCGCCCAAACAGTATTTTGAAAATTGCCGCCTGTTTTACAGATCATTTGAAAATCAAAGATGTTGCCAGCGTTATTGATCGTATCTTCGACCGGCACAGAATTCATGAAATATTCAACAACTGCTTTTTGAACAATAATCAGGGAATTGTTTTTGAAATTCCCGCCCTGCCACAATGAAACATAGCCGCCTTTTGTATTTATTTTGCGTTTATCTTCCTTCGTAAACGTTTTAATACCGTCCCGGATCAAATACGTCGCACCAACTTGTACAATGTAGTTATTGACGTCTTTTTGCATTATACGGTGTATTTCCGTATATTCCATATTCAACCGTGTTCGGCGTTCCCATTCCTCAACTATTCTGTTGATAATCTTTTCATTTTTAACAGGAAATTTAATCATCAAGCCGTCGGTGTTGGATTGGATCAAGCTGAAACCTTCAACCGTTTCCAGTTTTTCAATCAAATCTGTCAAAAGCAGCTGACCGGTTATGCAAATATGATTTGCACCACGAGGATCAAAAAGTGGATTGTATTGGTTTTTCATGGCGCCGTAAGTGCTGTTTAAAACCAGCTTTAACGCTCCGGCAGTTTCGTCGTCGCCATCATGTTTTGCCTTAATGCGGGTATGATAAACATTCGCATAACCTTCTGCACTCGGTATCGATCTTGAAATATAACCATATTCCAACATCATCGACGGATAATAGCTGCCGACATCAATGTCAACTATTTTCATTTCGTTTGTTGACTGGTCAAAATAGTTTTCTTTTGCCCCGTGAATTCCACCCCAACCGTATACATGCGGTATACCTGCGATATCACATTCCAGCTTTTGATCGTAGTCAATATGTCTAAAAAAATTTAACGGTTCAAGGTACTTTTTCAATACCAGTTCATCAGGTGGTTCGTAATCAAATTCGTCATTATAATCAGCCCGTTTCGCGTCCAAAAACGTTGCTGTCAGCTTTGGATTAGTCAAAGACAAGGAAACTGTTTCATCAATACCTTTCAACCGTCCCACGGCAATTTTGCCGTCTAAATAGCTTTTTCTTTTGTGATAAAGTTTGACGGTATTAGATACATCAGTTTTACAGTAAAAAATTACTTCTTCTGCTTCTGATTTAGTCAGTTTCCGGTTGATGTTAAAATCGATCGACGATTCAACTATCGGCTGACATAAATTTCCTTCAATCGCTTTAAGCGACAAGCCTTTATCAGCAATATCATCACGCAGATCAAAACTTTTAAAAAGTTTCTTTTGATACTGAACAAATGGAAATTCCCACCCGTTACCCTTCTGCATGATAATAAAATCATTGTGAGTTTTTACCGTTTCAGGATCAGCACCGGTTAACATCGACTGCGTCACCCAATCGTCATAATGTTTGTTATTAAAGCCGCCAAAAAGTAAACCTTGACGTAGCATGAACCGCTTTAATCCGACGTTGTCATTATGAAAAACAGTTATTTCTTTTTCATCAATATCCGAGAAAACAACAAACCAATCATGCGCAAAAACTTCAATATCATAAATGTAAATTTTCATTTTTTAATACCTCTCTGCGCCCGTTGATATTCTGAAATATATTGTGTGAAAAGTTTTTCATTGAAATCGCTAAAACCAGCTAACGATCTGTAAATATCTTTTTCAACCGTTCCTTTAGTAATGAAATGGATATAGCTGCATTTTTGCGTTTGCCCGTTACGATGAATACGATCACGACTTTGTTCTAAAATATTCGAACGCAGCGTCGGTTCGTAATACAAAATCGTATCAGCTGCAAATAAATCAATTCCCTGACACCCGCTCACATACTGACAAACAATAACGCGGATCGATTCATCTGACTGAAAATTTCTCCAAATGCTTTTGTCCTTTTGCCTGCCGTCTAAAACGATTGTTTTCAATTTTCGTTTTTTCAGCAAAGCGACAATATTATCAATACTTCTAGTGAATTCAGCAAAGATGACCAGCTTTTTATCAAAACCATCTAAAAATTCATCAAGCGCACTGATCTTTTCGCATTTCAATTCAATTTTCGAACCGCTGTCATCAATAAGGAATCCGCTTGCTATCTGCCGCAATTTAGACAATTTAACCAGTGGATTATCTGCCACAAATTCAATGTCAAGGCTTGCCGAATGTTTTGCAATTTCCTTGTACAGCTTTTTATCAGGCAGTTCCAATTCGATAATTTCATCAGGTAATTTATCCGGTAAATCAAGACATTCGTTTTTTGTTACCCTGTACGAATAATCATCAACGATTTCTTGTAATGCAGTAACATTTCTGTAACGGTATGGTTTATGGAACTGATCCAGCAAGGCATATTTTTCAAGAAATTCGTAATATGAACCCTTGCCGCCGTCAACGATCCTGAAAATGTTACTGTAAACCCTGCTACCTACCGAATACGGATCCAGAAAACAAATCAAAGACCAAAAATTTTCCAGCTGTCCGTTTGATATCGGCGTCCCGGTCAGCGCATATCTGTACTTTGCCGTCACTGCCAGCTTTAAAATAAAAGCAGCACGTTTTGATGTACGGTTTTTAATACTGTGTGCTTCGTCAATCACGATCACATCATATTGACGATCATATTGGTTGAATTTATTCCGGTCGTACCGCCACACTTTGTCATAATTGATAACTTCAACATGAGTTTTCAAACGTGTTTGCGATTCGGCGTCGAACATCTGAATGTCACGATCCCACGATCCCATTACTGATTTAGGACAAATCACCAAAGCAGTTTTTACAGCCTTTGACTGTATCAGCTCATTAAGTCTTGTCAGCGTTGGTATCGTTTTACCTGTTCCCTGTTCCATGAACAACATGAATGAATCGTATGATCTTAAATAGGCAAGTGCTGTTTTTTGATGATCGTAAAGTTTCATTGTTACGCCTGCGCTATCAACAGACCAAGAACGAAACCCATTACGAAAATTGATATTTCAATCCACCAGTACCACAACGTCGCCCATATATAAGACTTGATCCCACAACGTGGTTTTCTCATATGGCAGCACCTTCCTTTTTCCATTTTTCAAAAGCCATAACGTTTTTAGGTTCTGCATAAAATTTCCGAATCGCTTCGGCAAAACGATTGATTTTTGCAAACTGTGGGTGTCCGACTGTTTCAACAGTTATTTTATTTTCAGTCATGTATCTCACACCCTCATTCGTTGAATTTATAAAATCTTTCACGCATAAAACCTATTCGGCGTTGAACAATATCAACGTTATAATTACCGGTTATGTAGCGAGAAAACGATCTGTCTGTAACACCTACCGCCTTATGTTTTCTACAATACTGCAGGTAATGTCCGTAAAGCACTTGTTTCATAATCAAGTTCTGCTTGTACTGTTGCAAAAACTCTGTCATAAAATCGTCGATAGTCTGATTTTGAAAACTCACACTGCTTTCAATCAATGGAATTTGAAACAACTGACATATCAACGGCAGTTTGTACTTTGGACAGCCTTTCAAGATCGTTGCTATTTCCGACAGCTGACTATAAGTAAGTTTGTCAGGATCATATGGTTCAGTGTTAACAGCGTATTTACCAGTTTTACGAATCGCCGGGATTACGTCATGCGTGATCCAGCGTTTAAATGCTTTAGCTTCTTTCTTCCTGCTGCCGAGAATCAAAGAGTAAAGCCCGAATTCATTGATGATATTTGTATCACCACCAGGTAACCCTAGATTCAATCTAGCCTTTTCGTCAATATCTAATCGCTTTATTGCGTCAGTAGGATTTGAAATATCTAAACTTTCACAGACATCTTTTGCAATAAACCACGGTTCATTGTTATAATCGACAGTTCTGATCTGCCCGAATTCAGGATTATTAAAAATCTGCATTTCGTTCACAACCTCACCTCTTTCATGGTATAATTTCAGTGGTTTTTATTTTTTTGTTTTGGCAGCTTTCGGGCTGCTATTTTTTTAAGGACGGTGTATGACGCAATGTATATTTGCACTTTTTCAGAATTTAAAGTTATGTATAACCTGCGTAACGCTTACAAAAAAACTGATAATATTTCAGATGCCAGTCAAATATTTTTTACAAATTACGGATTAGACAGTCAAAACATTGAGGAACTACCTGCTAAATTACATGCTGACCTAATTGCGTTATCTAAAGAAAACCTTTTAACATACACTGAACCTCATCAGTTTCTTCTTGCAACACGATACGAAACAATTTATACAGACCCGATTTGCAATATCGAAATCACAACCGCAGGACGTCGTTATTTCTACGACCTGATACTGAACGTACTATTACCGTCAGGAGCAAAAATCATTGGTGTAATCGGTACACTTATCGGTATTTTTTATTTTTTTCGGAAATAAATTCCGATATTGAAAAAATCGGCACATATAACGCGAAGATCAGATTATTAATAAATCTTTCGCTTGTCAGTTTTGCACTTATAAAAAGTAGTTTATCGATAAACCACAAACGTCTACATTTAGGACAACGCCACCCTTCATAATTTTCATGACAATGAGTTTTACAGTATTTTTGCAAATTTTCACCTCGCTTTAATATGTTTCACGAAAGGATTGATTATTTTGAAACTTGAAAAATTAGATTATGAGATTTTAGAATTTATTAACTCAACAGATGATTTTACAGAAATCAACATCATCAACTGTTTAAAATCAAATGTGGACGTTGTAAATTACCGTTTAGAATTATTAGCCGAAAAGAAATTTAGAGAAGTATCAGGCTTCTATGAAGCTATTCCAAACAGCAGTTATGTCATAAAGGTTTCCCCACATCAACAGCTCGGTAATTTTCTAAAACCTAATGAAATTCCGCCGCAATACATACTGACTGATTTGGGCAAAAAGACCCTTCAAGATTATCAATTATTTAGAAAAGAATCGGAACAACGTTATAAAGAAACCCTTTCTGTTGCAAAACACAGTAATTATATTTCGTTTGTAGCCGTTTTTATTTCGGCTGTCGCACTCATTATTTCTATTTTTAGAAATTAA